TCCTGTGACGGTCGCTTGGAATTCCAGAGATGCAGTCGCGCCGCCGAACGTGCCGTCGACAACGAATGCGTATTGACCGCCCTTGATGTCGACTAGGGCGCCAGTCGCCGCGCCGTTGGTCAGCAGAGCGTACAGGTTGTCGTCCGCGCGACGAATTGGCATGTCCGATCTCCTTGTGGTTTTGTCAGTGTACCCGCGGGCAGACCCCGCGGGACTGGTGTTGCGCGATTCGCAACCTACTGTTGGTCAGGGAATGCGACCGACATCAGGCGCGCGAGCTCTGCCTTGGCGTCTGCATTGCCGGACAGGTACTTGGCTGACCAGTCACGATCAGCTTTCAGCGAGTTGATGCGCTGACGCGCGGCTTCTGGCGTCATGCCGAACCCACTGGTCGTGTTGCCGCCCTCGAACGAGTGCTCAGTCAGCCCTCGGCCAATGCGGCTCATCAGCTTCAGCATCTCGCCTGCGCCGATCGCCTGCTCGATCCCTACCAGAACGTCCTGATTGATCCCGAACTGGCGGGCAGCGCGTCGCCCCAGCTCCACGTTCTCGTCCCATGCACCGCCCCACTCGTTTTTGAGCGTGTCGAGCTGACGCTGGGATTCTGCCGCCATCGACTGGCTCTGGTTCTCTGTTAGCGACTGCGCGTATGCGTTCCACTTCTCAGCCATGAGCTGCGCCTGCCGCTGAGACAGGCCAGCCTCATGCATCCAGTTCGAGGCTTCGCTCAGGAACGCGCTGTCGGCGTCCTCTGGCATACCCTCGAACTTGTAGTCGTTCGCGCTCTTCGGCCTTCCCAGAGCGTCGTAGACCCGCGACCAACCGTCCGCATCGTCCGCGCCCTTCGGCATTGGCAGCTTCTCGCCGCCCAACAACTTCTCCAGATTGCGGTAGCCGTTCGCCAGCTCGACTGGATCGTTCCAGCCCTTGTTCTGGACGTAGCCTTTGAGGTCTGCGTCGTTGATCGCATCCATCCATGACCCGCCACTGGATGGCGGCGGCGGGGCCGGTGGCGCAGGCGGTGCGCTGCCAGCGTTAGTGTTTCCCGCCGACGATTCGGACGGGTTGCCCGCAAGGATTGCGGACCCGAGTGCCGTGCTCATGTGATCACCTCTTAGGTTTCTGAATCCACGTCTTCAAGCGCGAAGACGGTTCGCTCTTGCATGTGGATCATCGCGGCAATGCGCATCCACACTTCGCGACGGCCTTCTGCCATCGCCATTGCAATTGGATCGATCGACTTGGTCGTCGGGCTGATGACCGCGGTGCTGGCGTTGGCGCGGCAGAATCGCCGCAGGTCTGCCAGCACGATCTCTTGGTCGCGGGAATGCTCGCCGGTCAGGGTCTGGAAGACTCGCCTGTACGCAAGCTTGCGTCGCAACAGGCGGCTTGCTTGGTCGGTCAGTGTGCGGATCATGCGGCTGGCAGAATCCCCGGAGCGATTTGAGCCGGCGATGCGCCCGCAATCGACTGTGCCTGCGCCAGATCACGGGCGGTCTTGCCGATGAGCGGCGCCGCCTGCAACAGGCTCTGGTTGGCTGCGGCTTGCTGCTGCTGCTCGAGCATCGCGGCCACCTCGTCCTTGCTTCGCAGCACCTTCGCCGGGACGCCATTGATGGCTGCCAGCTCGCGCGCGATCGCCTCAGGGTCGAACACCAGCATGACGCTGGGGTCTGCCTGTGCCAGCGGGAACAGGGACTCCAGTGTGCGCAGAATCGCCACGCCCTCGTCTGCCCTCTGGGCTCGGTTCAGCGGGCTGACGTACTCAATATCGATCTCTCCACCCAGCTCGCGCAGAGCCTCTGGCATAGGCGGCAGTACGCCAGCCGTTGCAAGGATGTCGATCTCGCGCTCGATCAGCGGGCCAAGGAACTCGGACTGCTGGCGGCCCATCGTCGGAGCCAACAGCGCTCCCTTCTCCTGCGCCCGAAGCATCGCCTCGGTTGCCGTCATCTGCGGCGCGTCGACCAGAATCTGGAACAGCGTCACGAGAAACGCGTCATTGATGACTGTCCTGCGCTGCTCCAGCATGTCCATGCCGATGTCGATCCTCGCCCCGGTTTGCAGCGGGTGAACGAGCTGTCGGCCCTGCTCGTCGACTCCACCGTAGTTCAGAGCGCCCGGACGCAGGTCGAATGCTTGCAGCACCCCGTCGTCTTGCAACAGCAGCGGAGGGTCGACCATCTTGTGCGCTGCCCGGATGACCGTCTTGGACATCTCGTTCAGCATCTTGATGTCCGGCAGCACCGTCATGGCCGGCGACCGTCCGTAGACCTCACGCGGCCCAGTGACGTAGCGACCGATGGCGTAGGGCATCGATCGGAACCCGCCCTCGCTCAGAATCTCGCGGCCTTCGATCGAGACGTAGCAGCTCGCGATCGGCATGCCACGGTAGTCCTTGCGGCTGTACTCCACGTCGTCACGCGGCATTACCGCATGGATGACTTCGTAGACCTGCTCGGGATTCTTGTCGAGCATGGTCCGCTGACCCTGCGACAGCTTGTCGACCCCAAAGCGCTGCGCCATCTGACGCACCGTCATGCCGTACTTGCGGTAGACCGTGTCGATGATGCCCTGATGGTTCTCGGCGAAGTACAGCTCGGACAGATGCACCGCCCGATACCGGATTCCCTTGCCGAGTAGGTCGTCCACGAACAGCGCGCCGGTGCCAAAGGCGCCGAGCGACATGTACGCCTCGTTTGCCTGCGACGCGAAGTTCGCGGCCGGGGCGTAGCGCGCATCGAACAGAATCGAAGTCACCTGATCGAGGTACTCGCGAATGGCGTAGTCCTCGTTGAGCTTCTCGTTCTGTACCCGAAGCTTGTGCCAGCGCTGCGTGCGCGGCGTCAGCATCGACTCCATTGCGGCAGAGAAGCGCTCCAGCGCGAGCCCTGCGGTCGCGTCGAATATCTTCTCTGTGTGCTTGTCGCCGGGTGGCCGGGTAATGCGGAAGTGGTCTGATCGCGGCAGTACGCGCTCTGCGATCTCCCTCCAGTGGGCATCGAAAATGCCGCGCTGGTCGGCCATCCACGCCTGTCGGCGAATGATCTCGTCGGCTTTTTCTGTCATTGGCCCAGCAGCATCTTGGTGCCGACTGCGGGTGCCGACAGATCACCCATCTCGCCGCTAATCATCGATGCCGCACGACCACGAGCGCGGTTCCGGCGGTCTGCGTTGATTTGCCGCGCACGCGCATCGTCAATTGTTGGGACCGGCGGCGGCGCGATCGGCTTTGCAGGCTTCGGAGGCTTTTTCGGGCTTCCCATCAGAAGTCATACTCCAGAATTGCGGACTGCGTTCGCGGCCCTCGTGGCGGCTTGCGCACCAGCGCTTTGCCCTCACCGGCCCCAAGCATCATGTACTGCATCGCTTCGGCGACGTGGCTGTAGTGGTTTTTCTCTGGCACGTCCTTGAATCGAGCGTCGCCAGATACTTGCACTCTACGGTAATGGTAGCCGCCGCCGAGCGCCTTTCGCAGAGTTCGGCATTGCGGATGTATCAATAGGCCGGGTTGCCCGTCGATCATTCGATTCATCGCCCCGGCTACGGCTTCGCGTCGGATCACCGGGTCGTTGGTGCTGGCTGGGTGCGCGTCGATGCCTTGGGCTCGCAGCATCAGGAATGGCGTGCTCTCATCAGACTGTGCCCGAATGTCCCCAGCCGGGTCGCCAGTGATTGCGCCGATCGGGTAGCGCGGGTATCGCTCGGCAAGGTGCGACCGCAGCAGCTCGCCGAAACGAACGGCTCCCATGTCCTCAGAAACCAGCTCAGAATGCACGCGCCACTGCCCGGTCACCGTGCGCTGCGCGATGGTGGCTGCTGGCGTCAGACCGAAGTCGATGCCGATGTACAGCGGCTGCATTTCCAGAAGGCCGAACTCGCTGCAATGCACTCGGTCTGCGTACTCGGGGTAGACCGGCTTGCCGTCCCGGACGAACCCGTACTCGCCGTTGACGTAGACGCTGATCCACTCCTCGCTCTTGCCGGCCAGCAGGCGCTCGTAGTACCCGCGGCCTGCCTTTCGGCGCACAGGATCGTCGTCTGGCATCACCAGCGTGTCCGGGGTCTGGTTCAGCCAGCACAGGTTCTCGGCGTTGTCGTCGAGCCCGCCCGGTTGGCGATAGAACGCGTACCCTGCCGGCTTGGTCTCTTCGGCCAACCGGAACCACCAGTGATCGCTGTCCGGTGGGTTGGTGTCGGCGATGATCCCTGACCACGAGCTGCCACCCATTGCGGCGCTTGGAAACCGCCCCACGCGGGCGGTCAGACCCTCTACGACTGCGAGCGGGATCTCTCTTGCTTCATTGATCCATGCGCCCGTCAGTTCCAGCGACAGCAGGCGGGACACGTCGTCCGGTCGGTCGAGCGCGATGAACATCACCTCAAGGTCCATGTCCTCGGTCGTGATCCTGTGCGTCGGCGGACCTTGGTCGACCCATCGTCCAATCGTCTGCGGCACCCACTGATGCCACGTCTTGATCGTGGTCGTGCGCAGCTCTGGATAGGTGTTGCGCACCACTGCCCAGCGGCTGCGTCTCACCCCGTCGATGCCGGGACGCTGTAGCTGCGCCCGCTTGTTGATGTCGACCACGCAGCCGGTTGACTTGCCAGAACCAAACGGCCCCATCAGCCCGCGGAAGAACGACGTGTCGTCCAGCAGGAAAGACCGCAGGACAGATCCCGGCGGTTTGTATCGGACGTTGAGAACCGTCACGAAAGGTCGATGCTAAAGGTCAGGCCGACCTTGCCCCCGTGTTCGACGCCCAGCTTGTCTCCGTAGCGGTTGGGATGCAGCACCCGAGCCCGCCATCTCTGGCTGCTCAGGACCACGTTGGCGGCCTGCGGCTCGACTTCGCCGCTCAGGACTTGGCGCTCGATCTCTGCCATGCCGTCCTCAATCGAGTCGGCATTCGATTCCCGCGCGCGCGCGAAATTGGCTGCGAAATCTTCGTTATCCTTGACCCACCTCCAAACCGTCACACGGTTCGGCATGTTGGGGTCTTGGCAGATCCGCGTCAGCGACTCGCCGTTTGAGTAGCGGGTCAGGATCTGTGTGGCGAGATGATCGTCTAGGATCGACGGTCTGCCTGCTCCGGGTTGTGCTCCACCGCGTCCGGGGTTTCCCTTTGCGTGTACGCGCTTACCCGTTGCGCCAGTCTTCCGGGCCTTGCCCCCGGTTTCCGAGTGCCCACTGCTCACGAACATCTGCCTCCAGCCGGTTCCGGGCCTGCCGTCCTCTCTGCTCCTCGACCCCGTCGAAGTGCTTGTAGCAGGCTTGTCGGTTGTTTGCGGCTCTCCAGCGCAAGACAGTGATCACTTCGCAGCGGTGGCGATACTCCTCTGAGCAAGTGTCAGTCATCAGACCGGCTTCCCCAGATCAGTTCCTCCGCGGTGATCGTGATCCCCATGCGCTCTGCCGTGATCAGGATTTGCCGCAGTCGAAAGCCGGGTATTCGCCCAGCTTGCTTCCAGTGCGCGACCGCACTTGGATCCAGCGACAAAGCCCGAGCCGTGGCTTGGGTTCCGCCGAAGCGTTGTACCACGATTTCGACCGGGGTCTGGATTGCCATTGACTCAACCCTCTGATTGCAAAGCCTCTGCGATCTGAGCAATTGCTTCCCCCGAAATCACCATTGCAGTGGAGTACCGCAGCACCTTCCAACCGAGTAGCGCTGCGCAGTTGTACTTCTCGCAGTCGTTCTCGAAACCCCAGCCGCGCGTGTGTCGTCCACCGCTCCAGACCCCGCCTTCGATCTCAATCAGGATGCGTTGCGGAAGAATGGCGAAGTCCGCGCGCCACCGGCGTGGCGGCGCGAACCTGTACTCGCGCTCATGGTCGATGCTGTACGCCTTCAGCAGCATCTCCATCTGCGCCTCGCCTTTTGACTTCAATCGTTCCTCACCATGATTTCGCTAATGTACTTACGTAGCCGCCGACTGGCTCGCCAAGTTCTTTTAACCTACCCTGAATTTTGGAGATT